ACCGCCCCAATGGCGGCCTTTTTTATGCCCGCTTCGTGCGGATAGGTGGCGTAGGGGAACGGGGTTGCGGCGGGATTGTCTTTGTTTTCCATTTCTCACCCCACTTTCGCCGCAGAGGCGAATAATAAATTCGACATGATATTGCCATTCAAATGCTCAGAAAGCCATGTCTTGTATAGTAAATACAACTCTTCTCGCTTTTGTGTGCGAGACTCAAAAAGTTTTTCTGCCTTGGCCCATTCTGAAACTAAATGCTCAAGTTCCTTGCGGTTTTCCTCGTAATTTTCGGGCACAGCAACAAAGTCCATCTCACCATCTGGATGAGTTATGGACCGACGATTTCTCTGCGGAACTTGCTGAATGCCAGCAACACTTAACACATATGCGTACTCGATCTCATCGAGTACATGAGTTCCGTCAGGAAGAGTTATTTCCCAAGTCGCAAATTCAGTTTGCATATACTATCCTTGCCATGGCAATATGCGCTGAACAAAATGCAATTCATCATCGTCAGTATGTCGTAGGGATTTTGGTAAAAGCCGCTCCGCATTGAACGCAGATTTTTGCATTCGCTTTGTTTTAATCCGAATAGGCTCTTGCGTATCTTTTTGGCGGAACGGATGTTTGCCTTCATGGCCATTCAGCCATTCCGGGTCAAAATGTCGTACAAGATAATGTACGTTATCGTCAGAGCCAGCGTTCATCATTTTAGACTGAATCGCAATATTGCGCAATACTTCTTTTGACTTGCCATTACTTTTATCGTCCGCTTCTTTCGCATGTTCCTTAAGCCGATCATGCAAAATTGGCCACACAGCAGAAAGTGCATTACGGAAAAGACCGGCAACTCTATCGGGGGCTGTAAGCCACGTGGCGAGACCCTCTCCCCCCTCTTCGTCGCTTTGGCGCAATCCGCTGCTCAGAATGTGCCGCACATGAGGGTTCTCGATGTGAAGCCGCACCATAACACCGTTTGGCGCGCCAGAAAGAATTGCCGGATGGGGCGGGTGTCCTCTGCCTGCAACACGAAATGCCCGAAGGGCTTCTCGATCAGGCATAAATGGATTGTACGGAACTCCTGATCGTAATTCTTTAGCATCATGTCCGTGGATGATCGCATTGTGTAGTGCTGTCGCCATCATCGCTGCGGCATCATGCGGGTTTTTCAGTGCGGCGGCACGAAGTCGGCGGAGTTGCGGCGAATCTCCTCGATCAGGAGTGATCGAATCGGCAAGAAGCATGATCTTCATGTGTGGAGTCATGCCGTGAGTGCCGGTGCTGTGATGCCGAATGGCATCTGCCCAATCAGAATCAACTCCAGCCGTTTCCGCCATAAGTGCAGCGAGAGGCCCGTGATGGTTTCCGCCAGCCTGCCAGAACCATTTTGGATTGGCTTTGCGACTTCCTTTTGTTCCATCATCTTTTAGCCGAGATTCTCCAAACAGATCATGTAACGCTCCCGCCATCCATCCTTCATGCGGGTCTAAGCCTAGTTTTGGATGGGTGAGACATAAGTGCCCGATAATATGCGCCACGTTGGCAGAATGCTGCATGCGGGCATCGGACATCGGATCATCTTTCTCGTGCGGCGGCTTTTTCATCCGCTCAAACACTTTCTTTTGGCGCTCTAAATCATTCATTGCTGCGCCTTCAAAATGATTCACCGAATCTTTATCATCGCCGATGGGGAATGGCATGCCAAGTGATGGCAATACCGAAAGAACAGGATGAGGACGATGTTTTTTCTCGGCTTTTAATAACCCAATATCCTCAGGCCACAAGGAGAATGAAAAGAATGATTTTCTAGTTTGAATCATGGCCGTGTTTCTTCCCGTTTACATGATGATGCAAAACGGCGATTACTCGCTCAAACGGCAATTCGCGTAACAAGTCTGGATCGACCGGCGCTTGCGTGGAAAGAGCATGGTCAATAAGGCTCTGTGTAAGTTTTGCAAGCCCAACAACTTCCCTCTCTCTTGATTTTGTTGCTTCAATATCATCAATTGGCGCCTTGTCTTTAAAAAGTTGCGAATATGCAGTATTACGATCATCATGCCCGTCATGAATAAGATCAATTGCCATTGGCATGGCTAATTTTCTCATGACATTTTCTGCCGCATCCATTTGATGTTTTGGCACCAGTGGGACATTTGTCATTGGAATAGAAGTTCTCGCAATTTCAAATGCATTTATTGGCGTGTTTTCCACTCGGCCTTCAATTGCATGAATATGGGGCCACCGAATGCTTGTAACGTTTCCTTCTTCGTCAGTGACTTGAATTCCATCCGTTCCAATCGCACTGATTCGGCACCAGCGCGGCTTGTCGTGCGAATACGGATGCTGCACCTTCACTCTAGCGCCGATTTTTAATTCTCGATGCCCAGCCCAATCGGTGTCATTTACCGGAACCATCGTTTCTAACGATGGCGCTGCGGACATTTGTGCCGAAGCAGCCGTAAGCCCTTGCCCGGTTCCCGGAGGCCGCCCTGGCCGCCGATAGATAGCCTTGCTTCCTGATCCTGCACTACCATAGCGTCGCCCGGAAAATGCACCGTTTTGAGCCCATGAGCCGGACTTGCCCGCCTTTTCCATTCGAGACAAAATTTCATCTACGGATGAAAGACGCCGCGCAAGCGGATCATCCCATCGCTTTTGCTTGGGCCGCTCTAAATCCCAGATACTTTTCCGCAATTCAGACAAGTGATTTTTGGGAAGATACGAATTGACCTTGGGCTTCGGAGCAGATGTTTTATCAATAAGAACTTCAGCGTATGCTTTTTTTAGAACATCTGACCCGCCTTGGCGCTTTTCAAGAAACAGCGATTTTTTTGCTTGCTCCTTTCTTTTCCCGTCAATAAATTCTTTGATTGCATAGCGGGCTGTCATATAACAGAAAAAATGTTTGATTTTATCTTCAGTACGCAAATGTTTATTTTTTGCCTGATCCATAACATCGCCTTTTTCGTTATAGAGATAACAAGAAACACGATGTTCTGGATGATGAACAATTTCTCCATTTGCTGGGGTAATGTTTCCAAAAGTGACAGCATGGCCTTTGTGTTTTGGTCCTGATCCCTTGTCGCCAATTTGGTAATTTGCAAGAAGTTGCTCATAAATACCGTTAAGCATTTCCTCCGTATTGTCTTGATCTAGAACAGACTGCACGGGAGTATTAATGCTTTGTGTTGCTTGTCCCGGAATATTGTCACCACGCCTTCTGCCCGGCCCCTGATCTTTGGCATTTCGCACATGAAGCGTGCCGGGATCATCACCGTATTTAATATAAAATTTATGGAGTTTTTCACTCCAAACACGCCGGAAATGCCCGCCTTTCGCGCCGGGAACATGAATTTGGCGGTTGCGTCGTTGGGGGCCCGCTCCAGGCATATTCCCGGGCTGACCTCCCGGCGGTGGAGTGGCCGGTGCTGGCGTTACCATAAGTCTTCTCGCTCGCTTTTACTTTTGCTCTGGTGCTTTTCTTTGAGAAACGGAAACCCAATCAGGGATATCTATTCCCTTCTCCTTCAAAAGCAAATGTAGCGCGCCATTCTCGCGACGATACGCCACGATTTCTTCGGTTAATTTTACAATTTTTTGACGAAGGCCGGAAATTTCATCCTCATATTGGGAACGCATCGAAGCCATGTCGGTTTCATACTTGACATTTAACGTTTGAAAATCCTCTTTCATACGATCCATGTCTTGCCGCACCTCTTCACGATACGACTCGCTTGCTTTCATTAGCGATGCGAACTGTTCGGACATATACGCAATCGTCGGATCTTCGCGTCCGCGTCTTTTACGCAAAAAAGCAACTCCGAGATCGCCCGCTGCTTTTACTGCCGCGCCAGCAAGTCCCGCTGAAATAATTACGTCCCAATCCATTATTTTTAAAATCCTTAATCGTTGAGTGGTGAACGTAATTCCGGGGCTGGCTCTCCTACCTCCGAAAGGCCGAGGCGCTGCATGAGCGGATTATCCTGAAACACCATTGCGGTGTTGGACTGCCAAGCCGCGCCGCGGCAGGGCATTGGAAACGCCATGGCAGATGTTTCCGGCAGCATCCCTTGGTCTTTTGGCATAAAGTCTAGAGATTGTATAAGGGTCATGGAGTATTGTAGTATTTGGCAATCGTGCAATTTTGAACAATTTTGGCAAGACCGAGCCGGAGCCTTCGGTACGCTCCCGTGAATAATCACATCGTCCGGTATTTGGTTCTCGCCTGAAATGTTTATTCGCATTTATTCTAGCCTCGGCCATATCATAGCAGTCATGATACTATGTACTGGGCCTATTATTTATTGCTATGAATTAAAAGAGAGCGGAAAATGAGAAAATCCTTGGTAGAAGTGTTTCATGAATCTGGGTTGTTCAAGGCAAAAAATCCCGTTGATACGATTACGCTCGATGTTCCTCTTTTTATTCGCCTTTTAGAATATGCCCGAGAAGACGCTAAAACTGATATGGATTTGCACGACATTTCTGAAAAAATTACGCGCATTTGCTCGCAAGGAAACGTTGCGACAATGCGGCACTACAACCGTATTGTGGGGTAAGTATTGTGGAAAAAATTACTGACTCTAAAGATTCGGTTGACTGGCTAAAAGTCTTGAACGAATACGGAAAACATCAAAATGCGTATAAAGAGCATATTGATGATCTAGAGTTTATGAATCCGTATGTGTTTGTTTGGTCAGAAACAAGCAACATGCCCATGCCTAACCCTGCGGTTGATCCAAATGACTTAGAAACATGGACTGCCGCAAAAGAGGCCGCGAAAAAAGAATACGGCCAAATTATAAAATTTGAAAAAACCTTGGGTATAAAGCCCGGCAGAATGGTAACTGCCGATGTTTTGGCGAGACTTGCGCCCCCCGGAGTAACTGCTTCTGTTCTTGCTAGCGCCCTTGGAGTATCCGCTTCAGAGGAATCACTCTACGGTCAATCCTTTGAAAAATTAATGGCGCAACGTATGTACAACATGTACCACGGCATTAGCAAGAGTATTTGGAATGCTCCGGGTATTGATGTTCTTCGCAAGAACGAACCGTTTGCGGGCGAGCATATCAGCGGACGCATTGATCCCAAAACCGGGAAGCGCAATCGCCCCCGCTGGGGATTGGGCGAGAAGGCGGGTATGCGTGTGCGTTGGGATGCCGCACATAAGTACATGAAGCCCGTAGTCGTAACTGGATCATGGAATGACCTTGATCAAGATGATAAAGTAGCCGTCATGATTGCCCATAAAATGATTGGCAAGATGGATGAATTAAAGGGCCATATGCAGAGTGGCCAAGATCATAAGTGGGTTATTCACACATGGCTTCGGCCTAGCCAAGAGCGATTCTTCTTGCAGGGAATTTGGCAATACATTCGCCATCGCGAGAACGCTGCCGGAGACAGCACAAGCCGCCTCGGCCCTGCAGCCCGGGCCCGCGCATTGTCGCGCGCGAAAGAACATGTGGCCCAAGTCGAGGAAGAGCGTCGCCGTATCGTCGCTGGAGAATTGAAGCCATTTAAATTAACAGAGCGATACAAACCCGACCATGTTCAGCCCGGAACAAAAGCCGCGCTAAACATTCAGGCAGACGGCGGGCACCATTCTCATAACAAAATTGATCATGAAAGCGTGCAACTTGTCCCAGAACAAGGGCAGAGCGAACCCACCAAGTATGAGATGCACGAAAACGAGCATCAAATGATGCGGAAGCCTCGTTCGCAACCCGGAGTCAAGGGATCGCGAGCGGCAAGTCATCCTGACGCGGCTGGTGGAATTCGTTTACCTGAAATATATGACGCTATTAAGTTAATCGGCATGTCGAGACAGCAGCCTGAGTTTCAGGGCATTCGTGCTCGGCAATCGAAGCGCATGAATGCAGGATTAGAGCGAGTCCCTCTTTCACAGTGGAAAGATTGGCACAGTTGGGACAAGCGCCCAGGCGAATCACTTCAAGACTTTGAGGCACGTAAGCGCGATGAGTTTAAAAATGTCCGATCAGGAACACCAAACCCTGCCGGTTGGAGGCAGATGATCCAAAACGTGTTTGTTGATCGTGAAATTGAAACAAGCAAAGGAACAGTTAAAGTTAACACGATTATGCGCCAGCGGCTTGATCGTGCGGCCGCGCGCATTGCTGTTGATAACAGCGTGATTAGAACTGAGGCAGAATGGGCTGGTTTGTCTTGGCCTGAAAAATATAAGTATTACATTAAGGTATTTCAAGAACTTCACAAAAACGCTCACTCTCATATTTATGGGACGGCGGAGGAGCGCGCGGAAGCCCGCTCGCAGTATGGCAGAACCCGGCTGGACATGGAGACGAAGCGTCGCTCTGCACGCGAGGCGTTTGTGCAAGACCAGCAGGCTCGTGCTGATCGCCAAAGGCGTAATCGCGCGGCCAGCGGACGACCAGAAGCGCCGCAGCGTCGTCCAGAAGTCTCCGAACAGGCGACAGTCAGCGTGGAACAGCCAATCCCTCAATCTGTTCCGAGGAGCCGCTCCAAGGCAGAGGCTCGCATCGCGCAAATTAATAGAATTCTGGAAAAACAATCTCGTATTGCGACATCAAATCGTCAATTGGCGCGGCACATTGATGAACTTAAGCCGATTGCAGATCGCATTCATGGCGCCGAAACTCGCTTGCGGCGCATTATGCGAGCAAGCGGCACAGAAAGCCCGGAGTATGTTCGGGCATTTCAGACCTTTAATCGTCGCGCCGAAGAGTGGCGCCGGGCGCTTGGCCCTCGCTTCTCTGAGGATGCCGCGCGTATTCGGGCCCGTCGTGTTCGGCTTGACAAATTGCAGCGAGAACGCGAGCGTCGCGCAGGATCGCTTGAGCGGTCTCTCCGCAAATTACGTTTTGGATTAGCAAAATCAATCGTGTCGGACGCAGTGAATAAAAATAAATTTACGCAGAAAAGGAATGTAATGTAATGGCCACATATCATTCAGATCGACGAAGAGTCAGAAGATACGGAGAAATGCGAAAATCCGTAACACTGGGCACTTCGTTTCATTCTCCAATGCCAATGCCGTTTCGGCCCGATGGGTTGCCCGACTGGGACACCCCCGGGCTTGGATCATTCGTTTCTTTTGCGCTGGAGAATGGTCCGCTTAAAGGACGAGTAGTTATTCTGCGGCGGTTACAGAACGGTATGTATGTCATCGCTCCTGATGATGCCTCATCGAAGAATGATGAGAATCGCGACCTTGATAAAGAAAAGTTGCGTAAAGAAGAGGGCATTAACCCCGACGAAGAAATTCAAAATGCTCTTGAATCAACAATGAAAGCGTATCGCTCGGCGGCGTGGACACGCAAAGAGGGCAAGAACCCTCGCGGTGGTCTGAACGCTAAGGGGCGTGCGTCAGCGAAGCGAGAGGGCCACAATCTTCGTCCGCCCGTCAAGCAAGCGAAATCCCTGTCCGAGATGAAGCGCCAGTACTCATTTCTGTCGCGCATGTCAGGAATGCCCGGCCCCGAGCGTGACGAGAACGGAAAGCCGACCCGGCTTCTTCTCTCGCTTCAGGCATGGGGCGCCTCAAGCAAGGCTGCTGCCAAGCGAAAGGCTGCCGCATTGAAGCGCCGCATTGACGCGGCAGAAACACAAAAGTCATTGGCACGCACCTTCGGAGAGGAAGAAATTATGAAACTAATGTTTAAGGCAAATGGTGATATTCCAAGTCCTAAAGAATTAGACCATTTACCAAAAGCAGAAAAAAAGAAAATGGTCGAGGCAGAACGGGCGGCAGAAGGATTCGAGCAAAAGAGGGCCGAACTGTTTGGTGGAATTGAAGCCCGACTCGCAGCAAAAAATGCCGCTGGGGCCGGAAAAACCGTGCCTTCTCCGACTATTCACCCGGGGGAGGATGCTCCTCGCTCAGACAAAATGGGTCCGGGAGAAACGTTCCGCCCCAGCGGGCCCCGAAGAACAAGTAGTGGCCCGGCAACGGCGGGATCGTTTGCGTCAGCCGCTATTCCCGGAGCACGGCAGTCTGCAACCGCCAAAACAACGGCAGATACAGCGGCCAGGGCAAAAGAATTGCGGGCTACTATGCCAATCGAAGATTACATGGATCATGCCGAAGCGCAACATCATCTTGCAGGTATGCCTTTGCCGAGATTGGGCGGAAGTGGACAAACTACTTTAGGTTCAGTACTGTCGGGCCCAGGGGTTACTGCGGGCAGCCGTGCTCTTGCCATAGAGCACTATGGGAAAAAAGCAAAGGAAGCAGTTGCTCCTCATTGGCCAGAAGCAACAGACTGGGGAAGCCATTTCGATTCGCTAGTGAGCCCAGAGTCTGGTACTGGCAGGAAAGTTGGGCAATCACATATTGCGCATTTTATGTCTCAAGGTCTAGACTTTGATGAGGCTCGCGAGAGCGCTGCGCATAGAATGCGCGAACTTGATATTCAAGACATAATAAATAGAGAAGCCCGCGGCATGCAGCCCCGCCGGTCGGGTATCCGCTTCCTTACTCCCAGTCAAACACGAGTAGAAACGGCGAACGACCGAAATACCAGAATGGCGCAAGGCGAGGCTGGGGCCCGAGGCTTAGACCGAGGACGGCCGCTGGTAATACAACCCGACCAAAGCGAACAAGGATTTAGGCAAGTTCTTGGCAGGCCATTTGCCAGACTTTCTGGAGGGCAAGGAAGAGGCACTGGGTCAGGGAGCGGCGCTCGCGCCGGGTCGGGCTCTGAAAGGGAGGGCACCCGCACGGGCGCTCGCGCCGGGTCATCTGGCCCAATGGCCTCGCCTGTTGGCGAGGGAATGAGAATAGTTACTGGTGCGGACGGAACAAAGAGGGTCGAGAGAGACCCAGATCGGACGCCGAGATTTGTCCCATCAACGGAACAGATTCAGAGACAGATAAAAGAAGAAGTCCCCGGTTCAGACCCGGATGAAAAGAAAGATGATAAGTCACGAGAACCTACATTCGACCAATTAAGCAGCGGAGAGTCACTATTTGAATCATTGCCACCTATTTTTGCTAGAGCATTAGAAAGAAAAGCAAAGACTGATCCGGTCGGCGCTCGCGAAATGGCGAAAAGAGGGTTTGGCGGCAGCGAGGAAATGGCCAACCGTGTTATAGATCATATTCTTCTTGGCAAATCAATAATTCGTGCAGCGAAAAGGGATTTAGTCAAGGCATTCTACCGTCTTCGCAAAGCCGAGGCTGATGCCGACATGAAGCATGTCGCTGGATTCTTGGGCATTGATTTGCCGAGCGACGCGCCATCTCCTTCACCAGAACCGGCGCGTCGTCCGAGGCCCGAAGGAAGCGGCCGTCGGCCTCGCCGAGTCGAAGGCGAGTTAAAGACCGGCACTGATTCTGGCATGTCTTTCTTGGACATGGCAGATGCAACTCGCGGAGGGACACAGCGAGTGCCCAGAAGAAGTGATTCTATCGGCGGGCCCAGTGCTCGGCCACGTTCATCCGCCATTTGGAGCGGGGTTGCCCCTGCAACAACTGACCGCCGTAGCGCGCAACAAGTTCGCGAAGATAGACTGCGGGCAGAAGCAGATAAGGCTTCGCGACCATCTTCTTCTAGAAAACCTGCAACACTAAAACCAGGCTCAGTACCGTTTGAAAGGCTTGCGGCGAAAGTCGAAGCCGCGATGAAAAAACTGACGGACAGCGGTATGTCTCGTGCTGATGCAGCAAAACATATTTCAACGATGTCCCCGAACAGTCTTCGCATGTCATACAGCGAATATCAAACGTTTCAAAAAGCATTGAGAAATCAAAATCGCCGCTACCGATAATCATTACGATATTCCACATTCAGATCAAGGCCGGTGATACAAGGCTCACCGGCCTTGATCTTTTTCGTATAAAATACTAATGACCTGTAGACCCATATCGAAAGGCTGATAAACGCAATGGTAACGATTCATCCTGCGGCCCACAAGATTAAGTTGCACGCTGATGACTGGAATCATATTGCCAGCGGAAGAATGAGCAAGATTTCCAAAGAGGCGCAAAATGAAATTGCTTCGGCAATTGCCTCCACTATGGATTCCGATAATCGTTCTTTAGACATTAAAGATGTGGTTGCTGTTGCAAAAAAGAAATCGTTATTACAGTTAGAGGCAGGTCTCGCCAATTTGCTAAAGGGCCGCGGTGTAGACCGTAATCCAGAAGGCCAGCGCAAGATTGACATGAACACGGATTTCTTCCGGAAGCCGAAGACATACCGTGGTCAGCACCCTGACCATCGTTTAATTGTGAAGTATTTTGATCATTATTCTCGCGCGCTTCCTGACGATGCCCGAGCGACAATTATGCACGACGCAAATTTGGGCGAATATGGCTCCGCGCAACGGAAATTAGCCCGTCGTCATGACCGTTTGCCCGCCGGATTGGATGGATTGAAATTCGGCGACTATCAGATCGAAACTATCAAAATGATGGCCGAGGACGGGGTGTTTAAGTCCTTTTTTTTAAAGGCGAGATGGGGAGAAAGTTTAGAACAAGAGATGAAGCGCAGGGGGATGTCCGGGGGCAGTTATTATGATGATTCTGATAATGACGAATACAACACTAGCGGCGGCGGCGGTGAGACTCAAGAAATATGGAATATGCCGTATTTTCTTGAAACCTACAATGGTTTAGATATTAAACAAGAATCTGCTCGCAAAAAGTTTTTTGAAGATATTGCTAAAAATAATCCCCAAGGATTAAAAACATTTCTTGATGGTTTATCAACACTTGGACAATTTGATCCAAGTTTTCAATTTAAAACACCTGAGGGATGGGAACGTAATGCAGAAAATCCAAAAGGTGGATATTTCCATACATTTAAACAGCATGAAGCGGAATCAGAGCAGCAAATTGCCTCTGCGCTTGGCCAAGATCTCGGAGAAAAAGATCCAAGTGCAGAAGAGTTACGAAGCATATATGGCGTAGATGTTAATGATCCGAATGCAAGAAGAGATGTTGAAAGCCAAACGGGAGAGGAATTTGAACAATCTGAAACGCCCGAAGTAGAACTTACTCCAGAACAAGCGTCACGTAAAGCGCGAAGAAAATATCGCACAGTCGGAGATCTCACAAGCGTTCCGGTGCAAGATTTTAACACTTATGCAGAATTTGGAAAAGAAAAGCGCATCGGGGTTCCAGACGATGAACAGCAGAAGCAATTCGCTATGGATATATCAAAACAGACAGATGGATCATATGACTTTGAGAGAATCCATAAAATATTAGAAGGTTTAGGCTGGACTCAAGGCGAAATTGAAGATGGACAAAGATCTCTTGGGCATCCAGAAGAATCATTAGATGAGGCGATGGAACGCCTCGAAAAAATAGGTTTTATCTCTCCAGACGATGACATTATTAAAAAATACGAGATGACTGAACAGCGACTTAAGCAAGAAGGATGGTCACAAGAAGAACTTGAAGCCGGAACCCGAATCGGCCCAGAAGTTGAAGGTGATGCCCCATCTTTAGATGACAAGCAGGGTACTCGATTTGAACGCTTGCGGCATGCAATAAGCAGGCCCATTACTGTTGACGGTAATGGTGACTATGTTACTGATAAAAGTCGCCATGAACATGGGTCGCTTAAAGATGCGAATGGAGAGTGGACCGCTGCTGCTCGTCAAATTGCTCGCATAGTATTTCCAAATCTGTTTGTTGATGGACAATTCCAGCCAGAGGGCAAGACAGATAACCGAGCGCATATCGATTATTTAGGAAGAATTTTACCGACAAATAAGCAAGGTGATCCAGATTTCGGCATGCAACATAGGGATGGAATGGCCAGATATGAGTTTTTCCGAGACCATTTGAATAAATACGGAAAAATTTCAGCAGGCGACACCGCATCAGTTGCGACGTGGGCCAAACTTATGGAGTCTATTCTTAATAGGCCATTAAGCACTCAAGATATGTCAATGATCGATGAACTTGCTGATATTTCATATGCTCATGCAAGATATCTTGGTTTTGCACATCGGGCCGCAGATGGATCAGTAAAGAAAGTTGCTGGAGATGCTAATGCGTTTGAGCGTTTGAATTTTCAAAGAAGTCGCGCAAAAGCATTAGAAAAACGTTCGCAAGTAATGGGAGAAAGAAATGCAAGACTTTCTCAAATTATTAAAGAATTTTTTCCTACTGCGAAACTTCGACAAAGTGTTGCGTTAGATGCTGGAGCAAGTGACGAAGAACAAAAAGCAGTCGAAGATAAAATGCAAGAAGAATTAAAAGAAAGACTTGCAGTAACAGAAAAAAGAATTAAATTTATATCAAGTCGTCCAGATTTATGGGGAATATTAGGAATTCGTAAAGACGAATCCAATCCATCAAAACCAAATGAACAAGATCTTGTAAAAGTCGCCTCGCAAAGTGCTTATGAAGATAAAAAACTTGCAAAGAAAATGTATTTAGCAAAATACGGGGAAGAATATGACGCCCCTATCGCCGAACAGGAAGCAGTTGAAGGACTTGGTCCTGATTATCAGCCGAGAATACGTGGACAAAAAATAGGCACACAAACAAGCGACGATGGCGAAAAGGCCCCTGTTTTTGATAACGGATACTACTCAATTGATCCCCGCCGTGACACGTTATATTCAGAAGCGCGTACTGACATTGCGCGCCGTGAAATTCATCCCGGCACACGAGGCCATCATCGACTTATGGCCGAAGGATGGACTCCGGAGGAAATTGCAGCGAAAAGACGAGATCGGGCTGAAGATGGGTCAATAAAGCCATCATACAATGGTCCCGGGCTTAATGATGATGACGAAATTGATCGCATCATGGGCTTGGCTGCAGATCAAGGAATCATGCCGTGGGATTCAAGTCCCGAAGCAGAAAAGGCACGTGCCCGAATTTTCTGGAGAAACGGATGGAGCAACGAAGAAATGGAAACGGGTCGGCGACTAGTTGGCCGAAATGTTGACATCCTTCGTGCTCTCGGGTACAAAGATGACAAAATTGAACAAATTATTAATCATGCGAACGCCAATAATAATAAATATGAAGGTGCACCAGATCTAGATCCAGCACATGCTAAAAAACTTGATTCGCTCGGGAGAGAATCATTTATTGAAGCACAAGACCGGATGAATACTGGCAAGTTCTGGACAGAACCAAAACAGTCTCTTGGCACCGAAGACTGGGAAAAAGAATGGCAATCTGCCACGCATGTAACTCCTGTTCAAACCATTCTTGGTCCTTCAAATCGTCAAGATATTCATGAATTTAAACTTTTATCAAAATATGATGAAGAATTAAAAAATTTATTATATGACCCGAGAATAGTGGGTGAAAATAGCCGATATGCCGTTCGTGCTGCGAAGCAAGACGGGAAAGAAATGACTTCTGACGAACTGCAGGAGTATTTGGATCCAATAGTCGCTGATATTTGGGAGCATTTAGATAAAACTAAAGGCAAAGGAATTATTAATCCTGTTATTAATAAAAGTATAAATTGGGAAACTGCATCATTTCAAGAAAAACACAAATTAGTTATGGATGAAATTAAAGCGCTTATGATGAAAAAGCGCAGAGAAGTAGAAGATGCTAGTGCAGATGCAGGAAGGCGTCCCGGAAGAGCATTGTCATCGCTAAAAGAAGAGCAAAAAATAAAGGGTCAGGCTCAATCAGAAATTAGAAATATTGCTGAGAGGTTGCAGGGATCTTCTTCTTCTTCTTCAAAAGCCGCGGGAGATGCGTTGCTTGCCGCACTTGCTTCAAGAGATCCAAATAAAGTTCGAGATGTACTCACCGCTAAAGATGAAAAAACCGGGCTCCCTCTTATAAGAAATAATGAGATATTAAAAATCTTACACCAAAAGGCAAAAATTTGGGATATGGGAAGAGTTGGGCTTGATACCAGCGATTATGAAGATGCCGCCTTTGGGCAAGTTCCTCTTAATAAAGAACAATTTAAAAGATGGGCCGCGGATGATTTGGCTCGTATGGGAACTGTGCGTTCAACTCAAGCAATTGGAGAAGCAAGAGTTACACTTTCACAACTTAAAGACAAAAACGGTGACAAAATATATACCGCAAAACAAATCGGTGATATTTTAGATCATGTTCGAAATACAGGTCGCACCGAAGGGGCGCCACACCTAGATCCGGCCCATGCAGGTGCATTTCATACTTCAGTAATTCAGAATATGTTTAAGAGATATTTGTATAAAATTGATGAAAACGGCGACGTTCTGATGCAAAAAGATGCAAATGGAGAATTGTTGCGAGATAAAGACGGAAATCCAATTCCTGAAGATCGATACACACCGAAACAAGTACAAGATGCTGCCGCTTGGAGCAAAGACGAAGGCGGCGTTGTTGACAGTGATACTGCGAAAGAAAATGCAGAAATTGAAAGATGGGCTGCTACAAAAGAAGCACATACAAAACGCCAAAAAAGTATCGCACAATTTCAAAAATTTATTACTGATTTTGAAAGTGATCCAGTTGGAACCGCCCGAAGCCCTGAACTTGCCCAAAAAATGGAAGAAGTTCTCAAAAATATTCAAACCGCTGGTGGAGATAGCCCAGTAAAAAGAGAGCAAGTGCTGAGGCTTTCTCGTCTTGCACAGCCTGTTACTGAAGAAGAGGCGCAAGAAGCATTAAAAACTTATCCACAACAAATAAAAAGTTATAAACAAGCAACAGAATTTGTTCGAGGAAAAAGATTTATTGATCATATAAAAGGTTCTATTGATAAATCTCGCTCAGAAGAAATCAATGCGCTTTGGAATAACCTTATTGGCGAAGGCGGTACAGGCGAAAGCGGAATATGGCGAGGCATTGTCCGTGGCGGACTGAAATTTATGCCTAGGGCCAAAACACTTGATGCTTCTGCGCCATCGCTACCAGGGCAAGAAGATTTTGACCAGCGCGAAAAAATGACTACCGGAATACTTGCAGCATTAGCATCTAAGGGAGGAATGCCAGTTCGGCAAGTTACACGTACAGACAGCAAGGGCAGAGTTATCCACTCATTCGAAGATTATGCTGAACCCACTGAAGAATACGACGATAGCGGGAAAAAAGTTCCATCATATTGGAATTCTCTTTTAGAAAATATCTCTTTAAATAGAGATGTGCATCACACTGCCAGAGATAATTTATTTAAAATTGCACCAATTCCAAGATCCAAAACAGATACAGAACCTCATCCTATTTATACAGAAATACAAAATATGGCACAATTAGGAATTAATAAAGATGATAAAGGAAACTTTACATTAAATACTGGCAAAAAAATTACTATGGCAGATATAGAAAAAATTCTAAAGGATGCAGAAAGTTTTATCAACTTAGCACAGAAAAAAGCCCAACAAACCAACACTCCTTTTCAGGAGCAGTGGGCTATGCGATTAGTACAAAGTATTAAACAGAATTTTGATGCTGCAATAAAACAACATAATTTAGATCCTAAATACTTTAGTAACGAAATTGCACAAAAAATAGGTGAAGCATTACATAAAGATAAAACAAGTGCTCAAACTTTTATAGAGTCCCTAAAAAATCCTAAGGATGCAGTAAAAGATCTCTACGCTCAAGAGCAAAACGGGAAAATGTATCGCCTTAAAGTCGCTCCCTGGCAAAGTCGAACATATGATTCCACTAGTCGATCATCAGAATTGTGGACCGATCAAGACGATAAAGAATTTGATAAATGGTGGGATGGACTGTCGCCAGCGGAGCAAGAACGAGAACATTCTCATGCGGCGTGGAATCATTTAAGCGAAAGTCAAATAAAAAGATTGACCAGAGATTTTATTGATCGTACAGATTTACATGGAGAATCAATAATACATCCTAAAACAGGAGAAACTCTTCCGCCGCTTGCTTCACGTATTGAAGATATGCGTGATCGCCGAGACAGGGGACTTGAAACTGCCAGCGAGGAAGAAGCGGAAGCAAGAGAAAGACAAGTGTCACTGGGCGGAAACTTGCGCCAAGCCACTGGATCTGAAACTCTTGCAAATTTTGATCCCGCATTACGTGTAAAGCGGCGTGGATTTTCTGCACCAAGCATCTCCGATGATCCTAACGCTATTGCGGAAGGACTGTCATCCATGGAAGAAGAAGGCTCACGTGCTGAGTCGGCCGGAGGAGACACAAATGCTTCGGAAAATCGTCAATCACGAGGCGCCGCCTCTCTTTGGTACACGCTAGGCCATCATAACTTTGCAAATCCGACACATCGTTTAGCGTGGGCACTTCGTGGCCTCGCGCTACGATCCAGAGGCGAAGACGGAGTCAGAGAAGGAAGAACTGCTACTGGAGGTGCAAGAACAATTTTAGATCCTCGGTATGCAATTCTTCCGCACGGTAGAAATCTGACTATTTCCGGAGGTCACGCAGGAAATCAAAGAATTATTGAAGCACTTAAAGCCCAAGGGATAAAGAATCCTGAACGAGTTGCCGCAAGTCTTGATACCGATTACGCCATCGCACATCCTGGAGAAGATCGCGATGGATGGAGTGATCGTAGTTTACTCTTGGCGCATGCGCTTCATTCTTTAGGGGAACTCAGTGCTCAAGGCAGAATGATTATCAATCGCGACGGTGACCCTGGAGCGCGGGGCAGATTTAGCGGGAGTAGTCCTGCTAAAAAAGTTCTTAGTGATGGAATGACTGCTGCGGTAAAGGGAGGATTAACCGGTGATTATGGATTACTTGGAGAGGGTCTCCGAAAACTTGCTCAACGAGGTGATTTCTTCCCTGATGATACGGCATCAGGATCGGTATGGCCTTCAGACGCACACGGTAATAAATTAACTATTGCAAATCTAGTTCTTGGAAATATGCATCCAGAGTTACAACGTTTATATACAGACATGAGTAAGCGTGTTACCGTAGACACTAGATCAAAAGGCGGAAAACAATTAATTGGTTCTGACGGAAAAGTTGTACAAGAAAAAGATAAAACAGGAAATATGGTACCTGTTGCTGCTACGCCAGAATCTTATGTAAAATATGTAATTTTGCCAAAGTTACGAGAACTGCATCAAAGAGGTGAATTACATATTGATCCTGAATTAAAGGGTCATGTAGATAAAATGTTCGCCACTCTAGATAGACATCGGGCTGATCTCCATGCAGATTTAGGTACAACACCGCATGAGGCTGCCCATACATATCTTAAAGAAGGTGAAACTGCGTCAATTCAAGATCGCGGATTAGCGTTACAACACGTCAGAAGAGCATTAAGGGGATCAGCAACACCCGCCCCCGCTATAACTCCGGCAGGTGCGGCTAAGCCCAGTGCACCCACCATTCCTCCGACAACCATTAGAAGAGACGGTGGCTCCGTATCGACGCCTCCTGCGGCACCCGCTCCAACGCGCCCAGCAGCCGCGGCTCCATCGGCCCCGGAACCGGCACGCCCAGCAGCCGCCCCCGCTCCCAAAGTGGACGCTGAGGTGGCAGCAGGAGCCGCTGGGGCACTTCGTTCACAGCCCGATGCAGCAAAGTCATTCGCAGCATTTGCGCCTAAGCCATTTCCGTTCAGTTGGAGAATCGGCGCATGATGCCACGCCGAGTCGGTGCCAGTTCATCCCGCCAAGGTTTACCCGGCGGAATGCGGTCGGTACGGTCCAATCTTCAGGATCGCTCCCGACAGCGCGACTTGACAAAAAACCCATGGTCGCCCGAGGCTCGCAAAAACCCTGCGAGCCAAAAGGCTACCGGCATTGAAAATATGCTTCGATATGCATTATTGCGGAAAGGTATTAATTTTATTGAGCAGGCTTCTATTGGACCTTGGTCAATTGATTTTCTATTGCCCGATTACATGGCATGCGTAGAAGCCGACGGCGAGTTTTGGCACAGCAGTGTGTCTGTCCGAATGAAAGATCGAAGAAAAGATGCATGGCTAAAATCAAGAGGGTACATTGTTTTTCATTTTGACGGATGGGAGATTAAGCAGGATTCTGATTATTGTGTGGCGAGAATGATGAAATCTCTCGAAAATCGAGTGGAAAATCTTGTAAAATCATATTCTGATTCAGAAAATGAAGAAGAAAACGTAGAAGAGTTATTTGACGAAGAGCCCGATGGAGATGAAAATGAACCAGAAGCCCCACAGGGAGCCGACGACGAATATGAACGCTGGCTTTCTGGAGGAAAAGGCTTCTCTCCATAAGGGCGGCCTTCATAACCCGCACTACACCACTGGGGGGCATGCTACATGTACTAACCCTCGGTGCAAGGCTCGAATTGTAAAATCAAATGCAACGGTAGATTTGTCTGAACGAATTTACAAGGCGCTAATGGTAACGAATCATACTAAAATATTTATAGTCGAAGGCGCAGTAGTGGCCGAATGCGTTTGCGGTAATCGGTATGACATGGGCGGCCTGTTTCTTGAGAAGAGTAAAAGATGACAGTCAGCGCAGCAACAGTCACCTTGGACAAAACTGAGTATTGCCGATACGCAATTGGCATGAATGTCATTACGGTGACTATGAAGCCAACATCCGGAACATTAACGGCTGGAGATTCGTTTACATTTTCTGTTTTACGATTACCTGCACCAAATTGGCCCGAGCAATATCGCACCATCATGACGCGAGCGGTGGTTGCCACAACGGCGGACGTCACGAAAAACAGCGTTTCCTGCTCGTTCCAGTTGGGGATCGATGATCTAGACGCAGACGGCATTGCACGGGCCATTTCGGGGCAATACAACGCAGTTGTGGGCCCAACTGGAAACCCCTTGGTGAAATGGACAGCGGCGTCAAATATTGTGATCACGCTCGTTCCGATTGCAGAGATACGACACGACTGGTGTTATGGCGCGCCATTGCGGGCTTCGGAAGTTTTGATGCCCCGATTTCAGCCTCGGCTTATTACTGGCGTAACTGTTGACGAAGTATCTCCAGAAACAATGCCCAGCCCCAAATCTCTTGTGCTTACATATACATCTGGGACTTGGACGTTGCGATGGGACGGGGGAGCAATTAACACTATCCTTCCAATAAAAACGCAATATATTTTAATGGACGAAATTGATACAAACTATATTATGGTAACAGTTGATCCAGCACTTCTTCCAACAAGCAATATTACTGAAAAATTACTTATTTCTCCGCAAGAAATGTCGGATGAAATGTTAACTAGGCGTATTAATAACGCAACAAATAGCGTTGAAAGCATGCTTGGATTTGCGCTTGAACCGCATCTTTACACTACAATGCCGCTATTCCCCGGACAAGTTTCCGAACACAATCGTTTATATGATCATTGGGACAGAGTAGGAAGACCAGTTGATTATATTGTTCCGACAGATGGATATGCTTGGCCATCATTCCGGTTGCCGTATCAGTGGTGCATTAAAATGCATAATCTTTACGGATTTCATTCCGTCGATAAAATTATCGAAATAGAAGGCGATTGGTGGAACAGCACAATTGATCGAATGAACGGATACGTTACGCTTATTCCTGCACTTGCATCTTTTGCGAGATGGACTGTATATACCCACCCTATGCTTGCTCCGTTTTTTATGCATCGCAATATCGCGTCATTTTGGCAATACAATGCGACGTTTGGGCTGCCCGACCTTCAGGAGGAAGGAAGATCGGTTGTCCGTGAAGCGATTGCAAGAATGGGGGCGGCTTCTATTTTGGTGGAAGCGTCACGCGCGTATCAGGGTGGTCTCGGATCAGAATCAACTGGCCGCGACGGGGTATCAAACTCTCGGTCATTTAATCCTGGCGGGCCATATGCCTCAACAATCCAGCAGCATCAGCAATGGTTGCAAGTAGAAATTCCTCGGATTAAGTTTAAGATTGGCGGAGTATTTATGGGAATGATTGGTGCATCATAATGCCCATTGATATTCCTCAGCATAATCGGTTAATTACTCGTCACGGTGATAAAGTAGTACATTATCGAGGAAATATCTGTTCGTGTTCTCCGACAGGAAAGTTAGAGGAGGCGGATATTACTTGCAGAAGATGTAACGGTCTTGGCGTGTTTTGGAATGAGCCGCAGGTGATTACCGCAATGATCACCGGGCTTGACTCCAGCCGGACGGGTCGGCTATGGTTGCAGAACGGCATTGCGCTGCCGGAGGACATGACTTGCGCGACCTACCCTGGATACGCACGGCGGTTCAGGGATTACGATAAGGTTATTCCAACATGGAAATTCGGATTTCCGTACGCTGGGGAAATACTCCAGCGAGGAGTAAAGGACACCCTTATTTATCGCCCCGTAGGTCGCATTCAGCGGGTTGCACAAACGAATCCAGAAACGGGTTCTGAGACATTGTGGGCACAGGATATAGACTATACGCTTGGTGGTTCTGACAGCAAGGATATTGACTGGATAAGTGGACATGGCCCGCAACTCGAAGATTTCTACGCGGTAACATACGAGCCGAGGTTCGAGTTTGTGGCATGGGCTCCCCCCTCGCCGAGATGGGAAAGGGGGCGGGATTTAGGGCGTCAGGTACTTTTGCGGAAAGTTCATCTTCCATGGCCCAACACTAATTGGTCATAGCCTTTCAGCCCCAAACGTAGTTGCTAGTATTCATTTACCCCTCGATGCCACTTGCGCAAAGTGGCATCAATTTTTTCTGCGGAGGAAATCATGTTCAAGGAATTGCTGCAACTGCCCAAAGAAAGAGAAGACGGAACTGGCGGGTTGATTATCTCTCCATTATTTACGGAGAGCATTAATGACGTGTTTAGCACGGCAACATGGGAAATTACATCAGTGACCACTGGTTCTGGCAAGGTCATTAAAGATGTTGAGTTCCCAACATTTTGGTCGGAAAATGCCCGCATACAAGTGGCGGAAAAATACTTTCGCCGGGCAGATGTGCCGCAATTCCCTGAGGGAATCTATGATCGCCACGCAGCCGAAGCGGCTGGAATTGATTGGAAAAATCTTCCCACCGGGCCCGAAACTTCACTAAAGCGTGTTATCAATCGACTTGCCGGAACACTGACCTATTGGGGTGTTGTTCATAAGTATTTCCGCGTTCAAGAAGATGCCATTTCATTTTATAAAGAATTGGCATATATGATGTTGCACCAGTACGGTGCGTTGAATTCACCACAATGGTTTAATACCGGTATGCATTGGGCATATGGCATCTCTTCAGACGCCAAGGGGCAATGGTACTACGACTTTGAGCAAGGTAAGGCAGTCCTTTCCAAGGATGGCTTTGAGCATCCTCAGGCTCATGCGTGTTTCATCCTTGGGGTGAAGGATGATCTCTTTGGCCAGAATGGCATATTTGATACAGCGCAGCGCGAGGCAAAGATCTTCTACTTCGGCTCTGGCTCTGGGTCGAATTACTCAACACTGCGCGGCAAGGGCGAGCCAGTATCCGGCGGTGGCGTGAGCAGCGGCATGATGTCATTCCTTGACGTTTTCGACGTGGGCGGAGGCGTCATCAAGTCGGGCGGCAAGACGCGCCGTGCGGCGAAGATGGACATCTGCTCGGATACGCATCCAGAATTCCGCGAGTTCGTACAGTGGAAGATGCGCCAAGAGAAGATGGTCCGCATTCTCATTCAGGCTGGAATGTCTGGTGGGTTTGAAGATGAGGCATATCGCACTGTCCGTGGCATGAATTCCAATAACACGGTTTCTTTGTCGCATGCGTTCTTTGACGCGGTTCGGACAGATTCAAACTGGAACCTTCGTTGGGTCACTGACCCGTCGCATATCTCGGCTACCATTCCGGCTCGTGACCTTTGGGACGAAGTGGTTTATGCCACATGGTTTAGTGCTGACCCGGGCATTCATGCCACAGATACCATCAATGAATGGAATACCTGTCAAGAAGATGGGCGCATTGTGTCAAGCAATCCATGCGTGACAGGCGACACATTTGTTGCAACCGCAGATGGCTATCGGCGCATCAAAGATATTGTGGGCACTCGACAAAATATTATTAACGGTAATGGAGATATTGTTCCTGTATCAAAGATTTTCAAGACGGGAACAAAGGATGTCTATCGCATCCGCACCAAGTCTGGATATTCAGTTCGAGTCACGGGAGATCATAAGGTTTGGACAACCAACCGTGGTGACGTACCGGCCTCCGAGTTATTACCGACAGATTCTGTGCAGTTGCGCGGAGCGGGGTTTGGGTCCGTTTCTTTGTCGGAAGATGCGGCTACGGTTCTTGGTGCCGTTGTCGGCGATGGATGTGTCACACAGGGCACAATGGTTATCACATCAGGCAAGGATGAGCGTCCCGTTTCCGAACGGTTTGCCCGCTCATTGAATGCACTAAAGAGCGAAGAGGATGCGCGCTACGGATATAGCATTCGAGAGTCGCATGTTAATGAGGCCGCTACTGCGCTTCGTGTTTCGACAAGCGCCGTCGGTGTGATTGAGTATCTCTCACAATATGCTGTTATGGATGAAGGCTCAGATCGCAAGCGCTTCACCGATGCGTTTTTTGCGACCGATCATCTGACGCAGCGCGCTACATTGCGGGCACTTTACACTGCTGATGGAACTGTTGCTAATTACGGCAACAAGTCTCAGTATGTTTCTTTAGATAGCACGAGTATTGAGTTGCTTCGGCAGGTTCAACTTATTCTTTTGAACTTTGGGATTAAGTCTAAGTTATATGAGAACCGCAGATCTGAGGGAATGACCTCAGCAATGCTGCCTGATGGACGTGGGGGCACGAAGGAATACGATGTGAAGCAAATGCATTCGCTTCGTGTTAGCCGCTCTTCTCGCGTGACATTTGAGCGAGAGATTGGATTCTTGCCGGAGAGCAAGAAGTCTGCCGTATTGGAGCATGTAAACAAGTCGTTTGGCACGTACGGCGACAATATGGAGGATCGAATTTTTTCCATTACTCCTGACGGCACCGAAGATGTTTATGATCTTACCGAACCGATAAGCAATCATTTCGTAGCGAACGGTATGGTTGTCCATAATTGCTCCGAGTACCTTTTCCTTAACGAAACCGCTTGCAATCTTGCTTCGCTAAATCTCGTCCGCTTTTTTGATTTGGAACAAACCTCCGGAAAGGAAGCGTTTAACCGTGAGGCGTATCGCCACGCGATTCGGGTGTGGCAACTTGCTCTCGATATCACAGTAAGCATGGCCCAGTATCCTGCTCAAGATATCTGCGAGAAGAGTATGCAGTATCGTACAACCGGATTGGGATACACCAACCTTGGCGGATTGCTGATGCTGATGGGCTACGGGTATGCGAGTAAGGAGGCCCAGCAGATTGCCGGTGCCCTTACTGCCATTCTCGGCGGAGAATCGTATGTGATGTCCGCCATGATCGCCAAGGAGATGGGCGCATATCCTGCGTTCGAGCGCAATCGGGCGAATCATCTTCGCGTCATTCGCAACCACCGCCAAGCGGCGCATGGAAAGATTGATCCACTTCTGAAACTCGTCGGCTATGAAGGCGTGACCAAGAAGCCGCAAGAACTTAACATGTATCTCTGCCCGCAAGAATATTGGCTGCTTCTGGATGATGCCGAGACTTGCTGGAGCAATGCGCTAACGCTCGGGGAACTTTATGGATACCGGAACGCGCAAGCGACTGTTCTTGCTCCGACCGGCACGATCTCATTCGCGATGGACGCTGATACGTTCGGCATTGAGCCAGACTATGCACTTATTAAGTACAAGGCGCTCGCCGGTGGTGGATACGCCGTTATTGTGAATCGGCTCATTGAGCCAGCGTTGAAACGATTGAAGTACACCGAGTCACAAATCGCGGAGATCATCGAACACGTTAATAAGACAGGAATGGTTGAGGACGCGCCGCACCTTCTGCGTCGTCATTACTCAGTCTTCGATACGGCTGTAGCAGCGCGACCCGGTGGCCGTTCTCTCGCTGCTCGGGCACATATCGAGATGATGGCAGCATGCCAGCCGTTCCTTTGTGGCGCGATCAGCAAGACGATCAACCTGCCGGAAGAAGCAACCGAAGATGACATCTCTGATGCGTATCTGTATGGATATGACCTTGGGCTCAAAGCAATTGCTGTGTATCGAGCAAACAGCAAAGCCGCTTCAGTAATGTTTACCAATGCCGCGGACATGCAGCAGCGACAGAATATCGACCTCGGATCGCATTCTTTCGATATTAAAAATATCTTTATGAGTGCCGCAAATCATTGGGGGTGGCTTAAGATGCACGCCCTTGAAGATTTATCGGAACAACCGATGGTACAAGAAGAAATGATTTCAGTAAAATCTAATTGGTCAGAAAGCGGCCATTCCGCACATGACGAGGAAATGGCGGAAGCCATAGAAATGCCGACCTATGGTTGCAAGGACGGCGTTTGCTCCATATAGGAGAAAAACATGCCTGACTATAACCATTTATTGACGCATCCACAGATTGGGCCCGCCCTGTCGGCAACGACATGGGTGGGCTTGCCCGTGGTCGGCGCGACACATTCGTTTGCCATTCGGGTCAGCCGCAAGAGTGACCCGGTAAACAACGCTACAGTAACTATCCGAATTTATGATTCCACAGGGGCCCAAGTGTATCCGGCGTCAGGGGCTATGACCATCCCCGCCGACCCAACTATCCCTGGCACATATTCTTATACCCCAGCAAGCACAGGAATATTTACCCAGGCAGGTTCCCTATACACGGCATCATGGAGCGTTACTGTTCCGGCGGCCGGATCCGATCCCCAACTTGTATTACCTGTTATACAAAAACTGATTGCTCAAGAACCGTAGGGTTATCTCACCACAAACAAAAAGCCCCCGGAATTTCCGGGGGCTTTTTTGCGTTCACTCGACAAGCGAGAGTTGTAAAGGAAATGGATTAACCCCAGGGGGGAGAGATTTTCTATTACGTGAACGATCCGATGCGACTTGCTCGATTCGCTGCGTCACACCCGAAACCGGACCTTCGGTGATTTTTGTCGCCAATTCTTTGTGGGGAACCCGCGCATCAGACAGAGAAGACACGAGCGTGTCAAGTGTGTCATGCAGATGTTCTGCTGGCATGGCGCCGCCCTTGTCGTCAAGCAATTGAACACGGTGAGTCGCGCCATGAAGCCGACCGTCCTTCAGTGCTCCCACGCCAATCTCGAAATGCGTAGGAGAATTTTTCACTCGCGATACACGAATATGTGTCTGTGGATGAGATGCCTCGATGCTATCGTCATCCATACAGCGCTCGCAATATCCCCGAGCCATCCAGTTCATTAGTTTGCCGAGATCACCCTTGATGTTTTTATGCGCATGTGGCGGACCTTTCTCATAATCCATATCAATCGCTCCATTCATCTAAACATAAAGATTCTATAGAATTTACAAGAGAAGCAATCTCTTCTCTGGAAAATCCTATAATTGCATATTTTACATACGGAAATGCATTACAAGCACCTTCTACGCTGCGAGTAATTTTCTCAGAATCTTTTTCCGACAAAACATCCGACAACATTCCCATATCCCTAAGAGATAACACTAAATGCCTGAAAATATCGCTTTCAAATGATTTTCTTGAAGAAAAGGTTTCATTTTTAATCATCTACATCTCCAATTAATAAACTCGCATCAGAAGATCCAATTACCCATGATTCGCGAGGCGTCATTCGCCCAAGCCTCGGGTTAAGGGTAACCCACTGGGATTTTTTTTTGCAAGCAGGATCAAAAAATTCGACAAATACAGACTCTGATAATTCAGATTCATTCATAATATTATTCATAATCTGTTCGTACTGACCAAAAGCATTTTCAAATCCATCAATATATACTAAAAATCCGTCAGAAAGCAATTTGCGCATAAATTTACTAAGTGGATTGGGCTCTTCAATAATGCGCTTGTTTTTATAAAACCCAGTTTTCCCATCTTCCTCCGGCCATGGGTTGTACACCCACGTTGATGATTTTATCCCGCCCCTTCTCCAAATAATCCCCATTAATTGTCCGCCTCGGCCATAACTTCAGCCTCAAGAAGTTTGCGCTTCATTTTTGCCGCTTCTCGAAGGCCATCGTTTTCAAATGAATCTTCCAAATTTTTGTGAGAAAATGAGAATGCTTCAATAACTTTTATGATGGTCTTTGTTACATCATCAGGGTCTATGACATCTTCAATATTTTCAGACCGAAGACATATATCAACATTCATCAAGCACTCTAGCACTTCCTGAACAGCAAGTGCTTGTGTGTCAGATATTGGAGAGGTCCATTTTAGAACAGCGGAATTAATCATTGTTGATTTCCTTCTCGTATTCAATATACCAGAGCGGGATATCACGCTTGGACCATTTAGCAAATCCGCTTTTATGCACGACATAGTACAAGCGGTACGCTTCGACTGCGTCCTCGTGATGCAATTCGTCGGGCATCGCTTGCGCGAAAGGGGTCAGAGGCCCGTCAGGAAGCGACTCTGGCGCTTCCGCGAGAGCAGGAAGAAGCCGCGCTGTCGCGTGAATTTTGCCATAGCGGTGCGTGTATTCATCGCAAAGCGCGACGAAAAGATTGTAGGCCCAGCGATAGTTGGCACGTGTCTGACCGGCCCAGATAGTGCAGGGATGGTTGGCATGCGTCGCCTTGTACAAACGGTCATCTTGAGAACCGAAACGACGATGCACAGTCGATAGCATCTGGGCCTCTTCCAGAATCATCTTCACAACGTGCTTGTCGCAGTGCTGCTGCGCGGCGATGACGGGGTCGCGGTCAAGAATAAAGCGGTTCATTTTCGCTCCAAAAAAATCCCCGGCGGTACATCCGCCGGGGTCATGGTACCATACGAGCGAGCAGGAGTCAACTACTTTCGTAGCGGCTCTTTGTCTTCGGGGAACCGGCTGAGGTTGTAAATCGGGCCGATATGAGCGGCCGGGGCAGTATTGGTCTCGGGACGCAGATACGGCGGAACGTGCGGAACGGGGATAAACTCATCTTTCAGGCGTCGCAATCCGGACGTAATAATGGTAAAACGTCGCCGGAGTTCCCACATCTCTCGCTTGCCGCGCTCAATATCGTCATCGATAAATATATACTTTTCGATCAGATCGTCCTGCAGGTTGTTCATCTGCATGATCGCCTTTTCGATTTCGGCACGAATATTAGAGTTGCGCTCCATTGCCCGGGGTGTGTTGCCGTTTTGGATTGTCACTGAATTCTTGCTCCTTTGCACGAATTGGTGCCCCCCCAGAGATTCGAACTCTGAACCCAAGGATTAAAAGTCCCTTGCGCTACCGTTGCGCCAGAGGGGCAAATAGGTTACAGCATATCGCTGTCTAAGTAATACTCTTCAGTGCAAACAAATTTTTCATCAGAATTGGCAAATTTTTTCTTGCCGTATTCATCAAGGCATTTAATGATAAGATGATTTCGAATCAATCCCTTAAATTGATCAACTTCATCATCTGGCCATTCAGATGAGATCTCTTGAACGCCGCTGTAAATTCGATAAAGAGGTACATCATGACCTTGGACCTCTTCAGTCATATATGCAGATGCAAGGACTTCTGGAATCTCCACCGTTAACCCAGTGTTATCTACCGTTCGGTAGACCTGTTCGTCGTTTTTATCAATAAAAAGAAACGTCACTGAGGCAATCTTATACTTATCGCTTGTCATGATAAATTTCCTTGGTACTGCCAGCGAGATTCGAACTCGCGATCTCCTCCTTGAAAGAGAGGGGTCCTGGGCCGCTAGACGATGGCAGCAGGGGCCGGGTAGGATGTGCGACTCCTCCCGGCCAAACAGAGCGGGAGTGATCGCTCTGCCGCACCGATTATGGCAGGGCGCTGCCCTCGTCGTCAAGTGCTAGGAAATTCAGTTTGGGCACCAAAATACGGACGACCCACAACTTCAGGTCTTCCAAAGACCCATCGTTCACATACTCTAAATCTGCAGGTAATGATGCAATCTGACGCTCAGATTCATGGTCAGGCACGTCTCTTGACCTTCCTGAGAGACGGACAACTAAGAATCCGTTATGTCGCGCCCATTCTGCTTCATTTTCAAACCGACAATCCGTCAGCACAATGCGTCGGATAAATGAGTTTGAGTTTATTTTAACCGCAACTCTATTAATCCAATAATTTGGATAGTGCTTACGGATTAAATCCGTGCCAACCCACTGCCAAATAGGTCTGAGAGCATCTCGGTGATCATTAATTCTTTTTAAATCCCATACGGGAAAATATATTTTATGAAGATTGTTATCATACCCAATAGTGTTCAACATTTGAGATGTCATAGTTTTTAAATCATCCGCAAATGCGACTCGGAATATATCAGGAAACATTTCTGAAAGAAAGTCTGAAACGGTATCTTTGCCCGAGCCAGCATTCCCGACAAGTGCGATACGGAATCCATAATTTGGATTAATTTTTTCTCGTAAATTAATTTGTGTAGTGTGATCTGAATTTTGCGCCACTTCCCAGTCGGGATTGTCATAATTCATCATTGGGACTTTGCTCCATCCGAGGACACATAAATCTAAAGCGACCTCTGGGGAGATTGTACCCTCATCCTCTGATAAATACCAATCCATGTAATCACCAGAGCCTCGTATATGGGCAACAAGTGATCCTGCCGAACGCCATGAGCAACTCCAGCGATTTGACGTGTCTGCTAATTCGTAGAATATGTTGTTGCATAACGCCCGATATACATCACGGGCGTATTCATCTGAATTGCGGATTTTGTCACGAAACCATGGAGCGTCAGACATGGCTTGGCTTAAGAGGTTTTCGGATTTCCCCATTACTACACGCCCTCTTTCACCCGTTGGCGCCATTCCCATTGGACATATTTAACAAAATCTTCAAATTTTCCAAATAAAAACAATGGAATAAATGCAAATGCGAACGCTAAATATAGGCCAAAAGCAAAAGAAATAATATGAAAAAGTTGTCTTATATATTTCATGGAGCCGATGGTGGGAATCGAACCCACGACTAGCGGTTTACAAAACCGCTGCTCTACCACTGAGCCACATCGGCGAGGGTCATGCCGGGAGCCAGCGTTCCAACCATTCAGGCTGAGGACGAGTGACATACCAGATTGAGTTTTTTGCAAACTCTGGCAAACAAATCATACAAATTATTCCTTATCTGAGTACTTGTGAAGATACTGAGTCTTAAGATAAAATCTTCCTCGATTATTTACAAGAATCTTATTTTCAATGCCAAGCCCGGCCAACAAAGTGTTATCCCAAGCGCGCTTTTCCATAAGCGCCTTCGTGGTCGGATACACAGTACTGAGACTTCTTTTCGACGGCCTGTGCCACGCGGCACCTTTCCGAGACTTTACTTTTCCCAACCCCTTCTGCTGCTTAAGTACGCGACGCCGCTGTCTTTGATTGTCTAGTGATAGAAGAGACTTGTCTACTCTGCCAAAAAAATGTGTAAAGTTTCTGTTTTTTGCACTACGAATTCTCCAAGAAGTTTTCCAAAGACGATTGAACTCTTCATCTTCGTGCCATTCATATTGTTCTGGATCGTCTAGAATGTTAAGAATATCCTTCATTGTAATCTCAGATTCTTCGTTCATTTTATTCTCCTAATTGAACGTTGAAAGGAATGCAGTTCCAGTTCGCTCTATTTTTGTCATAAATATTGGAGTCATGTCTTCCATATATGAACCGAGAATATTATATATATAATATTCCCTCGCGTCCTCATAAGAGATTCCATCTCTCATGAGAATACGGATAATTTCTTCGACATCGTAGACGGCAACGTATCCTCCCCCAAAGGACTCCGCGATGCCGATAAATGCTTCATCTAAACTTTCAGAAAGAAGCAATGAATCATCAAGGAATGGAAACTTATCTTGAATTTTTTCAAGAACAATGTCTCGTATTGTTTTTTTGTTCATGGTGACCCCGGCAGGAATCGAACCTGCGACCTTTTTATTATTGGTCAATGAGCATTGCATATACCTTCATATATAAGATATGATTGGTACAGCCGGTGGGATTCGAACCCACAAATGATTGTTTAGAAGACAATTGCGATTCCACTTCGCCTCGGCTGCATGATGCATAAGGATAAAAAACTATGAATTTTAATTGCAAAGTATGTAAAGGTTTTTACGAAGATGTAAATTTTGGATTTATAGGACGACATATGTTTGTTCATAAATACCCAGATAATTCTTTTGAAAAACAAAAGGAAAATTTAGAAAAAGCGAGACAGAATAAAACTCATTTTGAAAATGCCGCCACAAGAGCAAAGAAAGAAGGACGTCCATACACAAGTCCTACGAAAGGGATATCGAGAAAAGGGCATCTTCATAGCAATGAAACAAAAGAAAAATTAAGAAATATTGCACTTAATTCGAAGCACCGAAGGTTAGTAAAATCAACGAGAGAGTATGTTCAAAAAAATGGAAAAATTGTTTTGCTTGATTCTTATTGGGAAGAATTGCTAGCAAAACGCCTTGACAGTCAAAGTATACAGTGGGAACGACCGTCTTCGCCAATCCAGTGGAAAGATAAAAATGGATTAATACACAATTATTTTCCAGATTTTTATCTTCCTGATTTTGATATTTACTTAGATCCAAAAAATTATTATGCAGAACAATCTCAAAAAGAGAAAGTTGAATATATAGAAAAATGTTTTAAGAATATTTATATACTAAGAACTGCTGAAGAATGTAAAAATTTTAGCATTTATAATAAATGCCCCGACTAAGTTCGGAGGCCAATTAAGCGATTTGCCGCCACAGTGTGAAGGCAGTTGCACTATCCGCTGTGCTACGGGGCCGTCCCGTCACTTTGCGAGAACCCGCGACACGATAGATGGATAGTCATCCTCCCACTCGGCGAATGTTCTGGCAAATGCAAAAACTTGCTCCGCCTCCGCAAACGATACACCGATCATCCCGACTGGGAATCTTCCTCCCCAGCCTTCAGTATTGTTCGCGTAACCGGATGGATTGCGCGTTGTGAATAAAACAAACGCAAGAGGCATCGTGTCGGCTATTTCCTGAGGCATCGACTCAACCGCTTGCCAAAATGCGTTTGCCCGTTGATCGCGAACGGCGTGCAAAATGCAATCATGCGTCGGTTTTTCTGAAACAAATTTCAGAATTGGTTTTTCTTCTGGATTTTCCTTGGTCAATCCCGGCATAACAAAGCGCGCCTGCCTTACTAATTCCACAACACTTTCTGAAAATTTGGGCATAAGAATAATCCTTTCGGTAGACCCGGCGGGAATCGAACCCGCGACCACGAACTTATAAGGATCGCACTCTCACCACTGAGTTACGGGTCCAAATTACCGCCCGAGTGCAAGCCGATCTGCGTTTTGGCCCGGAATGTTTCGGGCGCGGATATCGGCCTGAACCTTCGGCACGTCATAGCGTACACGATGGTTGGTGACCTTGAGCGCGCCGCCGGGGCCCGACTCCACGGTCGTGTAAGACGCGCGGGGATCGCCATCGCGGGGCTGGCCGACGCTTCCTGGGTTGATCACCGATCTGCTTCCGGGTGGAACAATAATGGGGCGCCCCGAAGACTTGGGGCCGTGTGAATGAAATTTCCCCGTTACGGGGTCAATGATGCCGACGCCTGGAACATGGGTATGCCCGATAATAAGATGCTGTGGGCTGCCCGGAAGTTTTAACCCGTCCATATGATGGAGTTCATTATCAACTTCTCCAGATGAACCTTCGTTAACGTAATCATACGGATTATGTGGATTCATACTGCCATGCGTTACACCAAAAGAGCCAAATGTCGCCACATGGGGCTGTTCGTGCGTCCAATGAACATGGTGATCCGCAATAATATTCATTTGTTGCAAAATCGACTGACGAGCAATGTGATTGAAATCAGAAGCATCATGCTTTCCAGTAATCACGTCATCATGATTTCCCGGAACAGCAGTCATTGCACCATGTTTTTCAAGTTCCATTAATGCGTCAGTAACATGACCAGGATGTGGTCCATAACCAAAATGATCCCCGGCAGATATAATGTGATCTACTCCGCCATTTTCTTTAATATGAGAAAGTACTGTTTTTAGTGCTTCCCAATTTGAATGGACATCACTGATTATTGCAATTTTAGATTTAGCCATAATAAATATCCCCCGAAAATTATTTATACAGTAAGAATACTAGGGAAATTCGGGGTATAATGGCTGGGGTGTAGGGATTCGAACCCCAATACAGTGTTCCAAAGACACTTGTCCTACCGTTGAACGACACCCCAATGGTGAGTTATTATTCTCCAAATAATAGTACAGGAATTAAACAAAGAACTACAATAATGCCCGGAGGAGAATGTGAAAAAACTGTTGAAGGATATATCATTTGTAATAACATCCAAAATAACAAACTTACAATAAAAATAAATAAAAATTTCATAATAATCCTTGCCTATTTACACAAACGTTTCATAAAAAATTTATTATAAACGTTTGCGTAAATAACGGGAGCGAGGGACGGGAGTCGAACCCGCGTCGCCGGTTTGGAAGACCGGGGCCCAGCCGCTAGACCACCCTCGCGTAACGTTTCAGCCGCAACACTATCAGATTCCCACGGGATGGTCAAGCCGTCTGGTACGCTTGCGTCACGAAAACGCCCTTCGGAGGAAATGATGACAAACCGTCCCCCGTACCAATCTCGGCCCACGTATGGCGGCCGAGACACTGGCCCGTCATACGGGCAAGTTCTTGAGGAAGTCCGAACCGCGGGAATGATCGAGACCACCACGGAAATTATGGTGGCTCCCACAGCCGAGAATGAGTACCTTTGCGTGGTGCGTGCAACATGCACCATGCCGTCTCTTCGAGAGGGCGACCAGTTTCGGCGCTATAGCGGCCTTGGGGCGGCGTATCCTCGCAAGACTGGCGCCAATGTTATCCACGGTGTTTCCAATCCTCAGTATTACATTCATACTGCAGAAAGCCGGGCGAAGAAGCGCGCATGGCTTGATGCCCTCGGGCGTGGGGATGGGCTCGAAAGCGATGTCCGCTCTGAAGTATTTGCGGAGCGTGCTCGCCAGCAGGGCACAGGCGTCGTTCTTCCGGCTTTGCCCGCGCGGCCCAGCCCAGACGACAAAATTTCGGAAGAGCAAGCCCAAAAGTTGGCTGAATTTCTCAACCGATCTTTTGAGCAAGTGCGAGATTTAACTCGCGCAGAGGCTTCGAGACTCTACAAAGAACGTAAGGAATCTGCTGTATCCGGGGGCGAAGAATAATGCCGCAAATCACCCCTGGTGAGCCTCGCTATCTTTCCAATTCGCAAGTAGAACTTCTTCTTGAATGCTCTTGGAAGCACAAATTAAAGTATATTGACGACATTCAGGAGCCGATGAACGATCACTTGATCGTCGGCTCCGCTGTTCACAAGGCAGTTGAGACGTATCGTCGCGCCCAAATTGAAGGGTACACCGGCGAGTGGACAGAAAGCCATCGCAATGACGTGGTGCATCTTGATTTAGATGCAGAATTTGACAAACTTGTCCATGATGCCGAACATGGTTACGAGCGAGACGGGAAAAAACTTCCGCCTCCCGGACTTATTTGGAGCAAGGGCATTCATAAAGAAAATGCCCGGAAACTTGCACACAAGTTGGCCGAAGCGTATTTTTACAAACAAGTTGAAAGTGATATTCCGGGAACACCGAAATTACCACTGGCTCTGATTGAAAAGCCTGTTGGGATTGAGGAAGAGTTTTATGTTCCAATTCCAGGCACAGACAATTGGCACGCGCGCGGTCGATTTGATATGAGAACTGAGAACGCTCTTGTTGATCTTAAAACAGCAAAGATGCGTTATTCTCAGCGAGATATGAATAAAAAGACTCAGCCGTCTTTTTACATATTTGCTTGGCAAGAAATGCAAAAACAGTTTTTGCCAGAGTTCAGATATCACTTGTTGATTAAACCAACACCAACGAATTGGAACCCGGCATCAGGCGATGCTCCGCCAGAAAGCATGGGCGCGTATCGAGCGGCTTTGCAGTCCACTCATCGCCGCCCCGAGGAGATCGCGTGGTTTGCCGATTATCTTCGTCGGCAAATTAGGCAGATCGAACTTGGCGCTCAGGTTCCGAGGCAGAATGCGGATTTCTGTGATTACTGTGGCGTTGCAGCCGCGTGCAAGCCGTGGTTGAAAACCGCGCCGGGGTTGCAATCTCTCGCGGGTTGATGTACGCTTCTTGTGCGTTGGGGGTGCCCCCCCAGCAAGATGGGCCTTCAGGGCAAAGGAGTTAGGCATGGCGGGTTCTGTGAACAAGGTAACGCTGATCGGAAACGTGGGGCGTGACCCGGAAGTCAAGGTGAGCAAGAACGGCGATCCAATTGCGACGTTCTCCTTGGCGACCACCTATTCGTATCGCCCGCAGGGCGGTGACCGTGTGGACAACACGGAGTGGCATCGGATCGTCGCATGGCGCAACCTTGCGGATCAGGCAAGCAAGTACATCACCAAGGGCCGCAAGATTTACGTGGAGGGGCGCATTCAATCGCGCCAGTACACCGACAATAGCGGCCAACAGCGTACGGCATACGAGATTGTGGCAACGCAGATTGAGTTCCTCGATTCTCTGCGCGACCAGCAGCAGAACGGTAACGGCAGCAACGGCGGGAACAGTGGAAACGGGGGTTCTTATGACTCCCCCCGCACTCTTGCCGCCAAGAGCGTCCGGGCGCCGGAGAACGCTGATCCGTTCGGCGATTTGGACGACATGCCTTTTTAGCAAGGGCATGTATCCGTTTTAACTGCCACCTGTGAGTGGAGAAGCGGAAACAAGGGGGCTCGCGAAAGCGGGCCCCCTTTTATTTTTTGCAAGCCTTGACAAATGAAAAAATAGAAAGTACGATTAATACCAGCGATACAGGCTAAAAGCAAAACCATCCGCTTTAAGGAGCCGCCATTGCTTCCCCTTCTGCTCGGCAAAATGAGCATTAAGGGGGAACAGTGGCGGCTTATTTTTTTAATATAACATCATGAGTAATAAAGAAGCACTTCGAAATTATCGTCAATCTATGTTGTCTTCCGGAATCGATGCAACCTTTGAGGTTCCAATTCGATTTACGAAGTCATTCATTGGAGAATACGTAAATCCGGCTGGCGAAAAGCGCGCCGGGAAAATTATCGAAGGTATTGCTTCAACGGAGGACAAAGATCAACAGGGCGAAATTGTTATGCAGGACAAAATGGACTGTTCGTATCTTTTGGAAAAAGGATATTTGAATTGGAACCATTCGCATGCCCCAGAGGATCAAGTTGGTAAACCGTTAGAAGTCGTTAAGGTGGAAGGCGGGCCCACAACTCCAGGGGGAAGACCTGCAACATTTTTCCGCGCTGTTTTGTTCGACAACGTCCCTCGGGCCGACGCAGTATGGACGCTTTCAAAAGCATTAGAAAGCGCCCATGGCGTTGGAAACGACCGGGCACTTGGGTTTTCCGTTGAAGGTGGCGTGCGGATGCGCCAAGGACATGTTCTTGTAGAAACCATTGTCCGGCACATGGCGGTTACTCATGAACCAGTCAATGCTCAATCTTCTGCTCGATGTGTCATGGCAAAAAGCCAAGGTTTTCAAGTGCACCGAAGCGTTATGTTAGATACTCTTGATGACAATGTTCCACATTTCATTTTTAAAAGTTTCGGGCATTTGGTTCAATCATTACGGCCGAAAGTACTAAAGGCCGCCGACACGGGAAGCATGAAACCTGCATTATTAGAAAATTTGAGCAGGACTGGCAATAAAGATGGAAGCCCCGAAGAAATATTAAGAAAACTTTATGATATGTGTACAGGTGGTAGAAACTGCCACGATGGAGTTCTTTTTGCAAAAGGACGATATGGTGCGTTAGAACATCTAATACACTGCGTAGGGATGAAGCCTTCGGCGGCGGCTGATGCGCTGGCTGTGGTTATTAAATCACTGGACTAACGCGAGGAGGAATCAATGGCAGTTTCAGATCGCGAAATGGAAAAGGCTCGGCAGCGTCTGAGCAAGAATCTCCGTGAGCCTTCTGTGACCAATGCCCTGAACGTGCTCGATAAGGCTGTTACTGGCCTGATCGATCTTGCTAAGGGAAAGGTCACAGAAGGGGCTGACGGCAAGGATCTTGACTCAGTCTATGGCGTGTCAAACGAAAACCCGTTTGGTACGGATTATTACAACACGACCATCGGCAAGGGTGGCGGCAAGAAGAAGAAAAACGGTGGCGTTGGCAACCTTCCGACCGCTTCGAGCATTTACACGAATCAGCGAGTTGCCGGTAAGGTAACAAACACGGTTGACGGCCGTTACGCCCCTGGTAACCCCGCTTCAGCAATGGGCTTCGCAAAAGGCGCATACGGTGAAGACGGTGACGATCTGGCCGCTGGCTGGTTCGGTAAGGGCGAAGAAGAAGACGACGGCAAGAAGCCGTGGGAAGGCGACGACGGCGAGCCTATCGACGACGAGGGCGACGGCGACGAGGGCGACGGCGAAGACGGCGAAGACGGCGAAGACGGCGAAGACGGCGAAGGCGACGGCGACGACGATAAGAATGCCGGTTGGTTTTCGCGCGCCTATGGCGACGACGATGAAGACGATGATGACGACGACGACGACGATGACGAGGACGATGAGGACGACGACGACGACGACGAAGATGGGGGCATGAAGGCTCGCATGGCTCGTTTGCGTGCGATGCAGCGGCGCCGTTCATCTTCGCGCCAAGACGACGACGACGACGAGGACGAGGAAGACGAGGACGAGGAAGACGAGGACGAGGAAGACGAAGAAAAGTCTTATAAGTCAATGAAGCGTTCTTGGTCAGTCAATGACATTCATAAGGCACTTGTTGCTGGACCGAATGGCGCTCGTGTTGCCGAAGTTGTTGAAGCATCACGTGAACTTGCTCACATGGTCAATGTTTTCGGCAATATTATGTCGGACATTTCACAACAGGTCGGACAAATGCGTCGCGACCAGCATAACGCCACGACGGTCCTCGCGAGCGCGGTCAACACCGTGGTCAAGAGCCAATCGGCGATTGCGCTTGGACTTGAGCGCATGGCGAAGAGCACAGCGACCCTTGCGAAGAGCGGTGGGGCGACTGGGCTTTCCAAGTCCCTTTCTGGTGGAGTCAACCGCCCGAATCCGGGTGTGGTGATGAACGGCAAGGTGATCGCGGAGGGCGCTGCCCTGCGTCGGTCGAATGCCTTGGTTGATGAAACTGGCAGCGTCTCGGTTCCTACCACAGCCGTGGAGGGTCGGTTAACCAAGTCGATTGTCGGTGGAGTCATTCAGCAAGCGGTTCTCGACGGAGAATTCTCCGCCAAGGATGCGCTGCGTTGGTTGACCGAAACCGATAGCCCCGCGAGCGGGCCGGTTGCGGTGTACCGTCAACTGCCCGCGAAGTTGCAGGATCGCATCGCCCGTAAAGCGGACGAAGAATAATTGCGAAAAAGCAGAGGAGGATAAGTACAATGTCACTGTTAACCGAGTTTCCTTCTGGCTATCAAAGGCCGGAGGCGCTCAACAAGTCGTTCGATATGGTCGTCCGCGACTGGAGCCGCCAGCAGTTTGGTGGTGATTCCATCGTTGAAGAGATCCGCAAGGCGCTCTCAACGGGTGTTGCCGGTCAAGTGGCCGGTGCGGCGGTTCAGCCCGGCGAAGCCACGGCCCTTCGCTTGGAGAACCTCGACAACACGATGACCTCGGTCCTCGCGACTGCCGAGCACCTCAAGATTTTCCGGTTCCTTCACAAGGAGCCGAGCAAGCAGCCGTTCTATCAGTGGAACCGTCGTGAGTCTTACGGTTCGACCCGTGGTTTCTTCGGTTTTGCCGAAGGCGGCCTGCCAAATGGTGGCAAGGGTCAGTGGAGCCGTAACGGGGCATACGTCAAGTTCCTCGGAACGAAAGGCGGCGTAACCCATCCGGTCGTCCTCACCAACATCCTCGGCGGCATGTCGATGGACCCGGTTGCGGAAGATCAGTTGGGACGCACGATGGATTTCATGCAGCGTGTTGAGCGCGCCACCCTGTACGGCGACGAAGATATTCGCGACAATTCAGGCACGGACACCAACTACGACGGGCTGCTTAAGCAATTGACCAACCAGCGCCCGAAGAATGTTATCGACCTTGCCGGTAAGCCGTTGAACCTCGATACCATTGCGGATGCGGCGACGAAGTTGGTTACTGAAGGCAAGTTGCTTTCGTTCCAAGACCTCACCCTGTTCATGTCCCCGCAGAACATTCAGGACATGGGCAAGTTGCGCTGGCAGACTGTTATTTCGGGCAGCACTATTAACGGCCCGGGAACCACGGTTGACCGTGCGGAACTGACCACATCGGCCCGCCAGAACCTCATCGCCGGTCTTTCGGTGGTTGGGCAAGCAACGTCGTTCGGCGTCATTCCTTTCGAGTGGTCGATCTTCACAGAGCCGGTCGAAGGTGGTCTCCCGCTGAACCTCGTTGGCAACGCGGCTGACTCAGGCGCGCCTGCTGCTCCAGTTGCTCTGGTGACAGCGCGCATGACGGTTGCTGCGAGCGCGAACAGCACTGCGACGTCGAACTTTTCTGCCGGAGCCAAGACGTACTGGTACGCGGTGTCATCGGTCAACGACGTTGGCGAGTCATTGGCAACTGTTGCCACCAATAGCGTGTCAATCGGAACTGCCGCAAATGAGCAGTGCACGATTGAAATTACGCGCGTGACCGGCACGGGCCTTTCCCAGGCTCGCGCGTATCGCGTCTATCGTGTGCAGAAGACGTCTGGCACGCCGACGGCAACGGACGCTGGCTGGCGGTTTGTTGGGTATGTTGCCGATCCCGGCACCGGAACATACGCGACATTCATCGACCGCAATGGCACTCCGGAGTTGTACAACAACTTCATGCCGAACACAAATGTTGCGCCGTTGATTTGCCGCAACCCCGCCGACCTTGTCGTGGCGCAGATGAGCCCGCTGCTCAAGATGCC